CAATCCTAGTCCCGATTCTTGCGTCCCTTTACGTCGCGCCCCGCGTGGGCGCGTGGATTGAAACTCATTTCCGGATGTGTAATTGACGCATCACACCGGTCGCGCCCCGCGTGGGCGCGTGGATTGAAACTGGCAGGCTTGATAATTAAACCGCAACCACGGAGTCGCGCCCCGCGTGGGCGCGTGGATTGAAACGCTGGGCGAAGGTAATAAACGAAACGCCGGACATGGTTACGTCTTTCAGAAGGGCATTGACGCTCTCGGATGTTTCAACCACCGGCGGACGGCGAAAGAGCATCCCGGTGAGCGCCTGAATCGTGCGCCACGTTGCCCCAAACCATTTTGCGCGTGTCTTGTATGCTTCATAGTCCTCGGTCGTTTGATCCTTCAGTGACGGCAAATATCGCGTTCCGGCGGCCTTTACCGCGTCGTTCCCGGCGACGGTATCACGGCAGCGCTGCCATTTTGTGGCCATTGCGTCATATTCGGGGTGCGTCTTACTGACTTGGCTTTTCGTTTCCATGTTTTCTCCTTATATTCCGACGATTTTCATCCTACTCATTGGCTTTTGTATAGGCATTTCATAGCAGATAAAATATGAAAATGCCTCATTCATATGATCGAACCCCGATGTTTTATCCGGCTCGCCGTTGTCATCATAGGCCTGTGATTCAAGACAGCGTGCGATAGTGGGACACAGCCTTGCGTTGACCTTGACCAATCCCTTTTCGAGTGCAAGGTTCGTTGCAAGGATTTGATCTTTAACCAGCGGATTTGACGGATGGTTTCTTACAGTATAACCCGCTTGATGCAATAAGGCTATGTCGGACTTCGAAGCATCAACGCTTTTCCTGTTTCCGCCAGAAGCATCAGGATACATTATGATCCTGTGTCCTTTACTGACCCACTTTTCGTTGATTGTTTTTATGAGTGCGGGGGTATCGAATAAGTCCTTCAATTCGGCCACTGCGTGCCAACCAGTAGGCCTTTGCACGAACACGGCGCTGGCCATCTTTTGAACGTTGAAGTCCTGACCTATAAAAAGAGGCTCGCCATCTATCATCGTTTCTGTCGAGTTGCACCGGACACGATCATAGTTTCTAAATACGGTTCCCGATGTAAGGTTGACGAACTGTCCGTTTATGTAAGCTTCTATGAGTTCAGATGGATAGATTTCTTTTAAAGACTGAATATAATCAGCGGGAAGGTTTTTCTCGTTGTCATAGGTGCTTGCTTGAATGAGACCGTAATTGTTTGAGAGTTCGGGATTGTCTTGAATGGATTGCACGAAAAGCTTGTGGCAGAAGCGGAATCCTTCGGGCGTGCTCATGATATCAACGCCGTTCTTTAGCCCTGGTACGTTGTATCTCATGCGGGCTATAATCTTACGCCAAACGTCCTCGGCTTTCCTCGTCGGCATGATATCTATTTCATCAATGATTGCGTGACCGATCTTGAACCCGACAATGCTCTGTGGGTGATCCATAGATCTGCAGATGGTAACGCCACGTTCTTCGGGTCCTCGATAGAAATGAACCTCATGCGCACCTTCACGGATAACGCACTGCAATCCGAAAGAGTAAGCGACTTCCTCAATGGTCGGATAAAAGATATCCCTGATCATTGAATAGGTAGGGGCGAAGTAGCCCTGATTGATTCCTGGATATTCCCAGAAGTGCTTGCACATGCCGGCCGATCCAGCCCATGTCTTACCGCCACCATAGCCACTGATGAAGCCCCTATATTTCTGCGGCATCATGTGAAACCTTCCCTGCGGAACGTTAGCGATTGCCTTTACTTGCATCTTGCACCACAATCTGAACGCTTACTGGCTGAGCTGGTGTTTGTGTGTCTTGCCCTTCCGGTTGATCCCTCATTCCTAGGTAATTTTTAGCTAAAAATATTGCTGCTGCTGGCGAGTTTCTTGACATATTGAAGATGTTGCGGCGAAGACTTATCTTTCCTGCGCCTCTTTTTATACTGAAAATAGCGGAGAAACTCATGTTGTATGTTTCCTTGCACCACTTATCCAGTACCTTATCGCTTACATGAAAGAACTCGCACATTTCCGGCCGTGTGCATTGAAGGGCGCAGAGTCCCTCAAAGTCGGTTTGCTTGATCTCTTTTCGTGGCCTTCCTATTTTCGCCATGGCATTAAGGATAAAGTAATCATGTTAAAAGTCAAGTTATTTCATGCTCCTATTGATAAGTGGTTGATTTTTTAACAATTATCTGGCCGCAAATTTCGCATCGTTCCTCGGTGTTTTTGTCCTCTTTAATGTTATGTTCGGGAATATCCACGCCCCATGAGTCCAACGGAAGGTCGGAATACTCGTTTGCGAGCATATCAAAGTCCCATTCGCCAAACAGTCCGTTGTCTTTTATCATTATTTCACGTTCCTGTTTTTCGGTGAGATCGCTAAATATTATGCAGGGGATTTCTTTGTATTTCAGTTCTTTTGCGGCGAGGTAACGCATGTTGCCGCCGATGATAACATTTAACCCGTCTTTTTGTGTAACGAGGCAGGGTCTGGCCTCAAATAGTTTCGGACATTCTCTAAGGGATTCGACAAGGTTTCTAAACGTCTTGTCCCTTATCAGCCGTGGGTTTGATGGGTTCAACGTCAATTCGTTCGTTTTCAAGTGGGTGATGATCATGAAAAGTCCTGTTAATTAAAATAGCATCCTTTGGGTTCGACATGATCCAGTATTTATATTCCTTGAAATAGAGATACATCCGGTAAATTGGATGATGACGAAACGCCTTGAATGCTTCACGCTTTCCGAATGTGAATATCTGCTTGCAGAACCAAACGAATTCATCGGGGTTAACCTTCTCCTTCAAGCAATACCAGTGTGGCCATTGGGGCATCGTTTTCGCATATTTCCAGTGCGCAGCATTGATAAACCTTTGTATTCTTTCAACGTCCATCAATCCGGCCGCTTTAATACATCCGTTCTGGAAACGCTAAACTCGTTGCCGCACTCAGGACACATTAAGTTTATGAAATCCGACAGCGTTTCTTTGTTTCCGTTCTTGAATCGATCATTCAGTTCAGCGGATCGCTTGTCAAATCTTTCCTGTGTCACGGGAGATGAAATGTTCGCTGCATCACGCAGGGTTTCATCAAGATCGATATCCACGAAAAACGGTTTAAGCTCCAAAAGGTCAAGTTCCCTTAACTCTGGAATCAGTTTTTCCCAATCCCATGATGTAAGCTCGTTGCTTTTGTTATCTATGATGCGGTATTCCTTAGCCTGCTCGGCTGTCAGATCAGCGATCACGCATGGAACCTCTTTAAAATTTAACTGCATCAGAGCCTTAAATCGTGTGTGCCCGACTATAATTACATTATTCTTGTCGAGGACAAGCGGCTGGTTAAATCCGAACCTGCTTATTGATCTGGCAACAGCCTTGACAGATGATTCGTCGGCTTTCCGCGGATTCCGCCAGTAAGGTTTGATGCTTGCAATAGGAACCATCGTGATATCACTCATCTTTATACTCCTTCTTGAATTGGATTTGTTTTTTCGTTTCCCATGCTTTTCTATATTCTATGTTTTCGAACAGCTTTGAAAATCCGGTGATATGCTTGAGCCGTATAAGCTCGTCAGCTTCCATGCCAAGCTCTGCGCAAATAGCATCATCTTTCCAACCGTTATCCAGCATTTCAAAAACCATGTTTGCCATTCCTGCGACAGAGTGTTTCCCTCTCGCCCTGTTGTGCCGGATTGTTGAGGCCATCCGATCGTTAATGTCCTTTTCTATTACGACCACCGGAAGCCTGCCCTCTGTTCTTGCGTAAATATCAGGATGGGTTTTCATAACCAAATACCTGTGAAAGCCGTCTACGATAACATATTTGTCGTTTTTTTCGTCATAAACGGTAACCACGGGCTGGGTGTAGCCATCATGAAGGATGGAAACATATAAGAGCTGCATTTCATTCTTCGCCACGGAATTGGGATTGTAGTCATTCGCTTGAACTTTTTCAATCTTGATCCACCGCACATTACTTACTGGCTGATCGTCATACATGGTGTCTCCATTCTCTTGCATGAGCTTCAATGAACCCTATGCACTCGGGATTTATGTCGGTTAAGATAAATTCTTTTCCGGCTTCGGCAAATATCTTCCCGGTA